TTTAGATCTTTATACTCTAGATAAGCTGAGTATTCATCATCAGAATACTCATCCATAGTTTCTAAAGCATCTATATCTTTAACCATTATAATCCTGCCTCATCAAATTGTTGTATAATTGGGCTACCAGACATATCTAACTTATTAGTATGACCATACTTTATAAATATCTCATGAGCCATTTTTGCTAAATGTTTTTTAACTCTTTTCATTTTGCTTTTATTATAGTCATTTTCTATTACTTGTAGGTCTGTTTCTATTCTAGGGTGATCTTCGGTTAAAGCTAAATTTAAAGCATCAATTAGTATTTCTTGTGCTATTTGTTTATCAGTAAAACCTTCACCTTTTTTTTGGTTATACATATTATCTCCTATATTAAAATGGTATATCATCTTCGCTATCATTATCACCATTTGGTAACTCAATAGTTTGTACAATATACGTTGTTGTATTTTCTTTTCTTGCCTTAGCTATGTCATTAAGTTTGTCCGCTATATCTAAAGCATCTGATCTTTTTGACATAATTAAATCAACAGTTATTGATGGCTCTACGTATTCAAAGCATACAATTTTTAGTATTATATTAGTTTCAGTCATTATTTACCTCCTTCATATTTAACCAATCATATCCTATTTTAAGTTCCGTGTCAAGGGGAATATTAAAATCAATATTGTAATACTGTTTAAGTGCAGGTATTACATCTGCTGTGCCCTGGTTAAATATCTTACTCATCACATCTTCTTCTCCAGGATAAACATCAGCCACAATAGAATCATGAACTGTATTTACAAGTAAACTTTTTACACTTTGCTTTCGCATAAGTTTGTATATATTTATACACGCAAGTGGTACAATATCTGCTGTTGCAAAACCTTGAACAGGATAGTTTTTTATCTGTGTGCCATATGTAGATCCACCCCAAGGAGTTCTTTCTGCATAAGGAAAAGAATATTCTCTACCAGTGGGTAGTTTAATTCTTTTGTACCTAATGGCCTCACTCTGTAATTTATCATGCCAAGATTTTATACCTTTATATTTTTCTAAGAACTTAGTATAATATCTTTTCTCATCTTCAGTTCCAGTTACACCACCATACAGAGGTTTAAACGTATGTGCCTTTGCATCTTGCCTTGATACACCTATTATGTCTGCGGTATATTTGTGTACATCTATATTATTTTTTATATCTTCCATACCTTGTTTGTCTTGTGCTAGATAAACTGCAGTTCTAAACTCTAATTGTGCAAAGTCTATCTCAAGTATACTGCCTTTATCAAATCTAGATGTAACAACTTTTCTTATAGGAAATGTTTTACCCCTAGGTTGGTTTTGAAAATTAGGATCTCTACTTGATAGTCTACCAGTTGCAGTTACAGCCTGCATAAACTTAGGATGTAAGAAACCTTTTTCATTAGTAAAGTTCTTTAAACCTTCTACAAAAGTATTTAGATAAGTATCAACTGCATTGTGTCTAACAATAGAATCAATAAAATCTTTAAACTCTCCCTCAGCTTCGGCTGCAATTTTATTTAAAGTAAGTTTATCTGTTTTAAATCCAGACTCTGCAACATCAAATATACTTCTAGGTCTTTGTCTAAATCCTGCATACTTAGCCATCTCAGCATAAGTAAATCCATCACCATTACACTCGGAACATTTAGTATAATTTTTAAATGGACTACCATCTTTCTTAATTCTTTTAATAACACCCTTACCTTTACAGCCCATACATTGCTCTGCAACTGTTCTAAATATAGGTGTGGTATTATTAGCAACTAAGTTTCTAAATTGTACTCTAGAATATTGAGGTCTTCTCTTACTCTTACCAGTACTTTTATCTATACCTATGTTGAATATCTTAGACCATTCCTTTTTATCTTTTGGTTTAGCAGAATATATTAACCATGATAATTGTTCTGGACTAGATAAATTAATTTTAGTATCACCCATTTGTTCATAAACAATCTTGTCTATTTTTTGTTTTAGATATGCAAACTCTGCTCTGAACTCCTTCTCAACACTATTTAAATCTTCTAAGTTTATATTGATACCATTTCTTTCCATATCAGATAGTACAACTAAAAACTCATTCATCATTTTAGCTGTCATTAGTAAGTCTTTATTCTTTTCTAATTTAAAGTCTGCCATTTGTGAATCAAATAATCTTCTAGTAATTTGTACATCTATCTTACCATACTTTTCTACTATATCTACAGGTATGTTTTCAAAAGATACACCCCTGTCCATATATTCTTTTACACTACTATCTTTAGATCCTATCTTTCTTCTACGGCAACACATCTCTAAAGTTAAACTTTTTCTTATACCTTTATTAAGTATATACTCACCCAACATAGTATCATATACCCTACCAGTATATTTAAATCCAGACTCTAGTAACCACATTAAATCAAATTTAATGTTATGCCCTACTAATAAAGTAGTCATGTCTAAATATTTTTGTATTTCGTGAAAGCAACCTTTATCTACTCTCTCGCTATGATTAGTAAAAAAATATTCTAGTTTTTCTTGGGGTGCAAACCTAGTGTATGTAGGTACATCTGCATGCAATCCTACGCTAACTAATATATTGTCTTTATGAAATGGTGAAGGATCATACCCACCATTCTCATTTATTTGCCAAGATGTTTCTACGTCTACTGTTGTTATCATTATATAACTCCTTTTAAAAATATTTCTTTTCCACCTCTACCTGCTACTGTTGCAATTACCATCGGTGCATCTTCTAAACCATCCATAGAGTCTATATAAACTTCTAACGTACCTGCATTAGTTTTCATTGTTACAAATCAACATCCCTTTCCCCTTATGTCAAAATGTATACCTTTAGCATAACGATCTTCGAATTTATTTTTTCTTCGTATTGTCATATGTTCTTTATCTCTTCTTTTTCTATACCTCATACCTACTTATTTCCCTTCTAATGGTACACACAGGCTCACCATGATAACCATTTATTTTATTTTTACTTACGCATAATGTTCTTATATTATTTTCTAAGTCAGTGTTAGCATTCCTACCTATACCAATAATTAAATCAGCTTCGGCTGCCTTACCTGTCTTAGAGTTTTCCATTTGGTCAAATGAAATACTATTTCTATTGTGTGCATCTGCTGATGCTTGGGATATTGCAATCACTGCACAGTCTCTACGTTTAGCTATCTCTCTAACACTTGTATAAATCTGTCTTAACTTCTCGTCTGTCCTTGCATAAGTTCCAGATACATTAACTTTGTCTAACTGATCTATAACAATTATATCTGGTTTATGTTTCTCACAGTGTGAATCTATATCATTCATAGACCAATCAACTGTATCAAACATAGATATATTATCCTTTATCTCACTCCATATTCTTTGTGCTTCTACTTTGTCAGATAGTATTTCATCTCTAGTCATACCAGTGTATGCTGATATTGCTCTGATCTGTGTTCTTATTGCAGGTTCTTCGTTTATAAACGCATGTACCTTAGCACCTTGAGAGCAGAAACCTGATGGTGCTGTACATAAACTTACCCAGAAAGCTGTCTTACCTGTCTCTGGTCTAGCAAATGCAATCATAAGATTACCACCACCAATACCTCCTACGTTTTCTCGTAACACAGGTATATTAAATTTCCATCTAGTAGTTACATCTAGTAACTCTATAACTTTAGCTATGTCATTTGTTACTGCAGGATTTTTATCTTCATCAATATTAGTTTTATGTTTGTCTATCATGCCAGTGATGTCAGTAAAGTTTGCTTCTTTACCATTAAAGATCTCAGTAGCTTCAACTGCTATCCTCTGTGCAAGATCTCTATCAGATAAGATACGCATAATATCTTTTGCTATCTCTTTGCTAGGTTCTTGTACCTCTTTAATGTCTTCTACTAATTCACTAAACTTTTCTTTAGCAGCCCTAGTTAATGCAGGATTAAATATAGCTGTGTGTATAGAATATAACTCATCTACTTTTAAATCTTCTTCATACTTATCATGAGCCTTTTGTATTGTATCATACAAAGAACTTATATCTCCAGAAAATACTGTTGGGGATAATATACCTTTATACTGTGTGTAAAATTTCTTATTAAGCATAAGCCTAATCATTTGTTTCTCTATCATTTATTTTTCTCCTTATTTTTTTTAACAGTATAAACTTCGTACCAAGCCTTACAACTATCACATTCATACATACTGACTATTTCATGTTCAGACTCTGGATGTGTATCTTCGGTATCAAAATCATTATTCCACCTAACCTCAGTGTCGCAATAAAAACATTTCATTATATTCCTTTTCTATTACCATAAAGTTTTCTTGCTTTTATTTTTTGCTGTACATCTAACTTTAATTTTTTACCCAGTTTAAATAATTGATCTGCATACTTGTGTGGCCAGTATTTATATTTTCCATAATCATCTTTGTCTAAAGATTTAACTTCTATCTTAATTAAATCTCTAAGTATACATTTTTCTTTAGTACTTAATCTAGTTATACTCATTGTTTATCTGTCGCTTTCTGCCATGATAATTGTTCTTCTAGTATGGCTGTTATTTTATCTAACTTACTTTGATCTCTTTGGTTCCATTCAGATTTATTCATATCTTGAATATCATACTTCCAACTATTCCAATCGTCAAGTATCTCTTGCATCATTTTTTTATCCATAAAACATCTCCTTTATTTCTTCAGTGTTATAATATTTTAAGTCATCCTCAAGTGGTTTAACTATTACGTTAGCAAAACCAGATGATCTTAAATCTTTTGCCATGTCATATGCTTTTACTGTAGCATCTCTGTCTAGGCATATATACAAATTTTTGTATGGTGTCAAGTGTAACTGCTGTAATGATTTTAATTTAGTACCCATGATTGAAATACCAGTTAATATATTTGATACTGCACAAGCTGATGGGCAATCCTCTACAATAACTGCATCATCACACTCACCACATTTAAATGGTACATCTTTATTACCATACATAAACCATTTTGGAAAATCTTTTTTATTTAATGCTCTACCTACTGCACCAACTATCTTATGTGTTATTCTATTCTTAACTAAGAACACAACTCTATCTTGTTTAACATCGTATCTAAAATCTGCTCTGCCCCAAGACCAAGACTCCCAACAGTTGTTGGAAGATAACCATCTCATAGCTTTTTCATTAGAGTATATTGATTGAAAACTGTCTGGCATAACAAACTCTTTGTCTTCTAAATGTAAATCTTTATTACCAGATAAAACTTTTTGTACATAGTGCATATCTTTTTCTCCTAGCTTTCTACCTCGTGCAGTACACGAGGCATGAAAACAATACCATGATATTTTATTTTCGCTAGTGTCTATCGACAGTGTATTTCTACCACTGCAGAAAGGACAATCCATTCTTTTTTGTGTGTCTTTGTCTAAAGACAAACCTTTAATAACTTCAAGTTGTTGTTTATAATTCAGTAGGTAACTCCTCGTAAGTCAAAGTATATCTATCAGTAGCAAAAAATGAGTCTTTCTCTATCTTCATAAGATTATGATTTAAATAATCAGCTGAACTATTTTCTACTTGACTTAATGTTGGCTCTACTTCGAATGGTATTATTGCTGTTGCTTCTATTCCTAGACCTACTATTCTTATTTTGTATTTTTTCATTGTCATTGTCCTTATCAGAAAAGTTTTCTTTTGTCAAGTTATTTCTTCTTAGTTCTTGATAATACTTTGGGTGCTTCCATACAAACATTATCTGTAGTCTCCTTATGTTCTTTATACCATGATGTATCTCTACCATTTTCTTTACACCAATCATAATGATTTTTAAGTATTGTTGTTTCTTCATTCCCATAAACAATTTTAATTACACCATCTTTTAAAACAAATTTATTATGTGGGTTAAGTGCCTCTTCTTTATAACTCATAGTCTACCTTTTCTTTCTTTTCTAAATTGATATGGTAATGTTATAGTCTTATAACTATCCTTACCTTTTTTACTTATCCAGTTTATAGCAGTAAAAGTTCCTTCATCTTTAAACAATTTTATTGCTTTTTTTAAACTCATTGCTTTTATTATTTTTGGTTCACTAATAGCGTAGCCACTAATAAACTCTTTACTTACTGTGTATGTTGTGAACGTATACTCTTTCATATTTTTACTCCTTAGTCTTCTATTGTGGGTACTATAATTAAATCTTTACGATTAACATCGTCTATGTTTAACTCACATCCCCAGTGATTGTCATCTAGTCTATCATTATAAAAAACTACATCTAAATTTTTATCAAATTGAGATAGTTGTTTTATTAAATCTTCTACTTTCATATTTTTACTCCTTATAATTAACTAAGGGGTTAGCAGTCTCCCACTAACCCCATGTGCAGGCCTTCAGCTGTAAGTCTTAGTACATTATCTTACGTTCAGGTTCTAGCTTACCTATTCCACGTCTGGAATTCTTAAATTTTATTTATTTATTTAATAACTCTACCACATCTTCATCCCATAAGTCAAGTACAAATGACTTATTTTTAAAATAAAAAGTAAATTGACAACCCATACCATCTGCGTATGTCTTGTGTTCAAATACTTTACCATCTAATTCTTTCTCAAGGATAGAAGATATCTTATGTGATAACTCACTTGTCTTCATTATCTTCTAATGTAATCTTTGCGTTATCATATTTTTTATTCTGGTATAACTCAGCACCACTTGCCTCAAGATTATCTAATAAGTTTAATGCCTCTGTAATAGACTCTGCTATGTGTCTGTTTGCACAAAGACAAAGTACATTTTGTTTTCCATTTTGTAAATCAAACATTACTGCATTGTTATTAGCATAGTTATTACCTTTGTAACTATCTTTTATAAACATATCCTTTGTTATATATTGATCATCAAGTATCATTCTAGTTCTCCTCCTTTTTTATCTACATAATTTTGTAGTTCTATAAAACATTCTTCCATAAATGCATCACTTAAATCTACACTTCTCAAGGTTACAGTCTCACCTTTGGGATTTGTTATTTTAAGTTTAACAGTTTCCCATTGCCATTTATTATTTAAAGGTACACTCATTTACTTTTATCCTTATCATCACAGTACTCAGTTAAAAAACTATCAACAGATGAAGCTGTATCATCATCTACTTCTGTAATAGTTTCATCATACCATGTACCATCTGGTCTTTCCATTGTTGCAACTATTGCCCAACCTGTACATTTATGCTTAGTACTTTTATTCTTTTTTTTATTTTCATATTCTCTAGCTTTGTTGCTAGATTGTATGAAGTCTGTTGCGTTATCTTTTTCACCCATATTATTCTTC